GAACTGACAATAATGCACCACAATTAGACGGCTATGACTATACAAAATGGGAAATGACCGATTATGTTGCAAACAAATTTAATCGGATTGTATTTTATAGAGGTAATCTATATCACGCCTCTCTAGATTATTTTGGCAATAATTTAAAAAATGGTAGACTCTTTCAAACCTTTTTCTTTAATACAGAATACTAATGAAAATTCTACATGTAATTTTTTCCTGTAATCGATTAAGATATCTTTTTCCCACTTTAAATTCTCTAAAGAATGTAGACTATGGAAATCACGAAGTAAGAAAAATCATAATTGACGATTACCCAAGAACTCGAAACAACGCGATCTTTGATTTGATCGGAAAGATGTATGGATTCGAAATTTGGTTAAATCATACTAATAAAGGGCTATCAGTTAATTGGTCTGATTTTTTTACAAGTCTTAAAGGTATGGATGTAGACTACATCTTACATCAAGAAGATGACGTAATTCTAAAAGAACCAATTAAAGTCGACGATCTAATTGAATGTTTAGAATCTGACTCGCATATGGCTTCGGTTGTGCTGCAAAGACAACCATGGTATTTTCATGAAAAACCCTCGCAGATAGAATCTGATGACACGTTGTTCAAGCAATATCGCTATAGCAAGAATATAAAAACATTTCCGATTATCTTTAGTTTATATCGAAAATCTATCATAGATTACCCTCTCAGAGAATATTGGAAGTTTAATATTAATGAAGGAATGGTTATGGTATATTTAAATCATTTTCATCAGATGTATTCTGCGCAACTCAAGAATTCAGAAGGTCAACATATCATAGAACATATCGGAGAAGAGTCGACAGGCAAACGAATTCTAGAAGGCGAGCCTAATTGGGAACAATTCGCTCATATGGATCCGAATCTTATCTATACGTCGCGAGAGGGCAGATTGGTCGAATAACTAAATATAGAACTACATGCGAGGTTCTAAATGGCAAAACCCCATAGCAAAAACACCCTTAAAGACTTTTGTTTACGAAATCTGGGGTTCCCAGTTATTGAAATTAACGTCGACGACGATCAATTAGACGATCGTATAGACGATGCATTACAGATGTTTCATGAATATCATTATGATGGCACCGAGACAATGTATCTTGCACACAAAGTTACAGAAGGCGACATTTTAAACAAATATATCACTCTATGCGACAATATTATCGGTGTCGCACGAGTCTTTCCGTTTTCCGGAACATCGATCAGCTCCATGGGGGGTAGCACTGAGTTTAACATGTTTGATGTCAACTATCAAATTCGTTTAAATGACTTTTATAGCCTTTCAGCTTCATCATACACATATTATTACATTGCACGCCAACATTTGCAAATGCTGGACATGATTGTAACTGGCGATATTCCATACACCTACAATAAGAAAATCAATCGTCTATACTTATGGCAAGATTGGGCTGGTAAACTCGATGCTGATGACTATATTGTATTCCAGGCAAATCGTATTGTAGATGTAGAATTATACGATAGTATATTTAATGATTCTTGGCTCAAAGAGTATACAACACAACTCTTTAAGCGACAATGGGGAGCCAATATTAAGAAGTATGGAAACTATGCACTTCCTGGCGGTCTTGTAATTAACGGAGATGGTATCTTCGGAGAAGCAAGTCAAGAGATTGCAAGATTAGAAGCAAAACTTCGTGACGTTCACGAAGAACCACCAATGATGATGGTTGGCTAAAATGCCAGTCAGTGTATATTTTAACAATCAGGGTTCAGTTCGTGAGCAGATGCTCATTGAGGATATGATTATCGAATCGATTCGAAATCATGGAATCGACATTTATTATATGCCAAGAGAATCACAGTCGGAACTTGATCGACTTTTTGGCGATGATCCTGTCAAGGTATATCTCAAAGCATATAAGATTGACATGTATCTAGAATCTTTACAAGACTTCACAGGTCAGCAAGAATTCTTTAGTAAATTTGGTTTACAAATTCAAAAAGAAGCAAAAGTCGCAGTTGCGCGCAGAACATTTGAAAGATATGTTCCAGCATTAATTCGTAATTTGCCGAAAGAAGGCGATTTAATTTTTATGCCAGTGCAACAAAAACTTTTGGAAATTAAATTTGTTGAAGAAGAAGCCAACTTCTTCCAGGCTGGCAAAATAGCACCATACATGTTCTCGCTCAATCTTGAAGCATTCAATTACAATGGTGAAGTAATTAAAACGGGCATTGATGAAATAGATAACATTGCTGCAATAAGTGCATATGGCGTAGAATTTTCAATGCAAGCTGGTGGGACAAATACTTATGAAACACATGAAATTGTATATCAGGGTTCATCATTAGCAAATTCAACAGCACGTGCATATGTTTCGAGTTGGGATTTACCTGATCAAAAATTAATCCTAAGAAATATTAAAGGCACATTTACTCCAAATACTGTTGTGATTGGAGTAAAATCAACCGCTCAATGGTCTGTGGTGAGTGGCGATACTCAAGAGAATCAAACTGATACACTTGAAGAAAATGTATTAATCGAAAATGAAGCAGATAATATATTAGATTGGACAGAATCTAATCCATTCGGAACAATTGACGAGAACTAAGATGTTATCTGGGCAACATTTTTATCATCGAATCACTCGTAAAATGGTCGTCGCTTTCGGCACGATGTTCAACAATCTAAGATTGTATCGCTATAATTTAGCAGGAACTAGTGAGATTGAAAGAGTTACCGTACCTTTAAATTATATTACAAAAGAAAAATTCTATCAACGTATTACACAAGATCCTAATTTGGATCGTAGAGTGCAGATGACGTTGCCAAGAATGTCATTCGAATTAATAGATATTGCTTATGATACCACTAGAAAGTTATCACCATATCTAAAGCAATATGGCTCGTTAAATAGCACACAGTTAAAAACTGTTACATTAGCACCATATAACTTCAATTTTTCACTTTTCATTTATGTTCGAAATACAGAAGATGGAACTCAACTCATTGAACAAATTTTGCCATATTTTAATCCAGATTATACAATGACATTGGATCTTGTTGGTGTCGGCAATCCTGTTGATGTGCCTGTAATTTTGCAAAGTGTGAATTATGCGCCAAGTGGATCTGAGGGTCCGCCAGCACAGCTTCGAATGCTGCAATGGAATCTTGGTTTTTCAATGAAGGGTTACTTATACGGTCCACAAAGTAATGTTAAGGTTATTCGTAAGGTTACTGCGAATACTTATGAATACAATACTGGCGGTCTTGAAGCAAAAAGTTTTAAACTCATAACTGGATTTGGTGACTATAAGACTGGTGAACTTGTTTATCAATCACCATCACTCGAAGGTCAACCAGCATTGCTAGAAGGTGCATTTGCTACTGGCTTTGTCTCGTCATGGAGTAATACATCAAATACATTGATTGTAAATGATATCAATGGTTCGTTTAAAACCAATACTAAGATATATGGTGCAGTATCTAATAGTGTTTATATACTAGATACTTATAGATCTACTACAGATTATCAATTGACAAATATTACAGTTACGCCAGATCCACTTTCGGCAAATGCAAATACTGCTTTTGGATTTGATGTTGATATTGAACATGCACCTAACATCACGTGATTATGAGTGAAACAGATAAAAACCTTGCACAAATATTGAATACTGATTATATCCCTCTTGTCAAAGAAGACAAACCAATCACTATTCATAAAGAATCTGGTGAAAATTCAGATGCTCATTACTCACGATCAAACTATTATAATCTAATTGAAAAAGGCAACGAGGCACTTGATGGTATTCTTGAAGTTGCCAAAGAATCTCAGCATCCAAGAGCATATGAAGTCGCTGCAAATATGATTAAGAATCTCTCCGATGTTACAGAGAAACTTATGATTCTTCAAAAGCAGCAACAAGATTTAAAACCAAAGGAAGTTGCACCAACAAATATCACGGTGGACAAAGCAGTGTTCGTTGGATCTACAACTGACTTGCTAAAGAAAATTAAAAATGAACCTTCCAACTCGAATTAAAAATTATCTTGGCAATCCGCTCTTAAAGAAAGTCAATATGCCTGTTTCGCTTACGGAAGATGAAGTCCGTGAGTATATTAAGTGCTCAAAAAATCCAATTTACTTTATTGAACGCTATGTAAAGATTATTACATTAGATAAAGGTTTTGTGAATATCAATCTTTATCCATTCCAGAATCAAGCAATTAATGATATTAATAACAATCGCAAAGTAATTCTAAAAGCAGGTCGTCAGTTGGGTAAGACGACGATGATTGTTGGTTATATTCTTTGGTACATTCTTTTCAATCAAGATAAGTTTGTTGCTATTCTTGCTAACAAAGCACCAACAGCGCGTGAAATTCTGAGTCGTATTAAAATTGCATACGAAGCATTGCCACTCTGGATTCAGCAGGGCGTAAAAGTCTGGAACAAAGGTGATATTGAATTAGAGAATAATTGCCGTGTAATGGCTACCTCAACTGCTTCTAGTGCGATCCGTGGTTTCTCTATTTCGCTTTTATATCTTGATGAGTTTGCATTCGTGCCAAGCAATATTGCCGAAGACTTCTTTACTTCCGTTTACCCTACCATTTCTTCTGGTGAAACTTCTAAGATCTTAATCTCATCGACACCGAACGGTATGAATCACTTCTATCGAATGTGGACCGAGGCAGTAGAAGGGCATAATGGTTTCATGCATATTGAAGCCAATTGGCGACAGGTTCCTGGGCGCAACCAAAAATGGGCAGATGAACAGCGTCGAGTTCTTGGTGAACAGAAATATTATCAAGAAGTCGAGACGGAATTTATGGGTTCCTCTGGAACTCTTATTTCTTCAGCAGGACTCAAGAGTTTAGCCTTCGTCACTCCGCTGTCTAGAACAGAAAGCGGTATTTGTGTTTATCATCAATCTATTCCTGGTCGAAATTATATTATTGTAGCAGATACGAGTCGAGGAAAGGGTTTAGATTACTCTGCATTTGTAGTTGTAGATATCACAAAGATTCCATATCAAATTTGCGCGACCTATAAAGATAATAATATAAGCCCTCTAGTATACCCAAGTATCATTAAAAAAATGGGTGAGTATTACAATGGAGCATATGTTCTAATTGAGATTAACGATAATGGACAGCAAGTTGTAGACTCTTTATTCGACGATTATGAGTATGAGAACATCCTATCTACAGTAGAACTTAAGAAACGAATGACACTCACATGGGGTTACGGTAAGAAATCAGACCGTGGTATTCGTACCACTAAATCCGTTAAACGATTGGGCTGTTCGATTTTAAAGAATTTGATTGAATCTCAACAGATCTTAATACAAGATTTCGAAACGATCTCAGAACTCTCCACATTTATCGCAAGAGGAACTAGTTTTGAGGCTGAAGAAGGGAGCCATGATGATTTAGTGATGTGTTTAGTATTATTCTCATGGTGTACGAGTCAAAACTTTTTCTCTGAGATTAGCAATACTAATATTCGACAAAGATTGCACGAACAACAGATGCGTCAGATCGAAGAAGAATCTCTGCCTCTTCCCGTTACTTTACAAGATCATGATAATTCTTTTGTTTCTGATGGAGCTGTTTGGAGCATTATCGAAAATAAAAGTTGGGGAAATTGATAAAAACCTCTTGAAAACTCCTTTTTACTAAATATTCCGTAGATTTTCTATTTCTCCATTTATAGGAGCATAAACATGGCGTTTCAAGTATCTCCTGGCGTTGTTACCTCTGAAGTAGATTTAACAACCGTAGTGCCTTCCACAGGAACAA